CTGGCCGCGTCGAAGATGCGGCTTCCGCAATTGAACTTCTTTTGAAATGAGGTAAATCATGGCTATCGTGACCAATACCTTCACGACCTACTCTGCAAAGGGTATTCGTGAAGATCTGAGCAATGTCATCACCAACATTGCGCCCGAAGAAACGCCTTTCATGTCCAACATTGGCCGTGAGAACGTGACGAACACTCTTTATGAGTGGCAAACTGATACCCTTGCCGCTGCTGCCGCAAACGCACAGCTTGAGGGTGATGACGTTACGTCCTTCGACTCTGTTGTCGCAACTGTGCGTCTGCAAAACTATGCGCAGATCTCGCGCAAGACGATCATCCTGTCCAACACCGAAGAGGTGGTGAACAAGGCTGGCCGTCGCTCTGAGGTCGCGTATCAGATTGCAAAGCGCAGCTCTGAGCTGAAGCGCGATCAAGAGTTCGCAATGCTGAACAACGCTGGTACCACCTCTGGTAGCACCACCGCTGCTCGCACCAGCGCTTCTCTGCAAGCCTTCATCAAGACCAACGTGGACTACGACACCACGAACGGCGGCAACCCGACTTATACGACTCTGCCCACCGCAGGCCGTACTGACGGCACCGTGCGCACCTTCACTGAGACCATCCTGAAGAACGTCATTCAGAAGGTTTGGACTCAGGGCGGCACGCCGAAGATCCTGATGGTTGGTCCCATCAACAAGCAGCGCGTTTCTGGCTTTGCTGGCATTGCCTCCTCGCGCTTCAACATCGACGGCGGTGCGCGTCCTGCCACCATCATCGGTGCTGCCGACATCTATGTGTCGGACTTCGGCAACGTGCAAGTGGTTCCGAACCGCTTCCAGCGCGAGCGTGACGCTTTCGTGATCGATCCCGATTACGCAAAGATGGTCGTTCTGCGTCCGTACCAGCAGGTTGAACTCGCCAAGACCGGCGACGCTGAGAAGCGTATGCTGATCGTCGAGTGGGGTCTGAAGGTTCTGGCTGAGAACGCTCACGGTCTGGCAGCAGACCTGGTTACTTCCTAATCGAAGCAACGGAGGGATCGGGGAAACCCGGTCCCTTTTTAACAATGACAGACAAAAAACTATTTGATGTGAACCCTGAACTCGGGATCACCAGGACATGGCATTACGACGCGGAAAAAGATGAGGCGACTATCCAGACGCAGCAGGATGTATCCGCGATCATTGAGGAGAACAAAGACGAATTCAATCAGGTGGATGAGCGCGCACGCTGGGGCGAATGGTCACGCGTCGCGTCAATACCTCTGAGCCTCTACTATCAGATGAAAGCAGAGGGCAAGCTGGACGACGAAGCGTACATGAAGCGCTGGCTCAACGATCCGGAAAATCGTCACTTCCGCGTGAGGCCAGGCAAGGTATGAAGCACAACTACATCGCGGTCTGCACGCCTGCGCGTGATATGGTTCACACCATGTTCACCTACGACTTGGTGAACATGGTTTGCTTTCATACGCTTAACACCAATGACGCCATCTCGCTCAAGATCAGCGAGGGAACGCTGATTGCCAACCAGAGAGCTGAGCTGTCGCTTGATGCCATGCGCGAAGGATGCTCGCACATTCTCTTTATCGACTCTGATATGCGCTTCCCGCAGGACATGATCTCGCGGCTGCTGGCGCATGACTTGGACATCGTGGCGACCAACTGCGCTCGTAGGCGTATGCCTACAGGGCCGACCGCTCAGATCTACAAGGAAAACGGCGACAGGGAGCTGGTCTGGTCGATGCCCGAGAGCACCGGCCTGCAAGAAGTTGGCTCAGTCGGCATGGGCGTCATGATGATTAAGGCTGGAGTCTTTAAGGCTTTGAGCGAGCCGTGGTACGAAACGCCTTGGCGGCATGACAAGCGAGGCTATATCGGCGAAGATGTGTTCTTTTGTAGGAAAGCACGCGAGGCTGGCTTTAAAATCTGGATTGACCACGATGTCTCAAAAGAGATCGGTCACATCGGAATGTTTGAGTTCAAGCACGACCATACCTGGGCGATCAAGGATCTGGAAAAAGCGAGGGAATCGTAATGGCCCTGACCACCTACAACGAGCTGAAATCGTCTGTTGCGGATTGGCTGAACCGGACCGATCTCACGGCGGTGGTGCCTGACTTTATCTCTCTGGCCGAGGCGCAGATTGAGAGGACGCTGCGCACCCGTCAGATGATCGTGCGTGCAACGGCTGCAATCGACACCGAGTACAGCGCGGTCCCAGCCGACTTCTTGGAAACCAAGTCGATCAAGCTCAACACCAACCCGGTGACGGCGCTGGCCTTTGAGTCGATTGACGCTCTGGATTCGATGAAGTCAACGATGTACCTGTCGCCTGGCAAGCCGCAGTACTTTGGCATCGTCGGAGGCCAGATCCGCGTGCTGCCAGTGCCTGATAACAGTTACACGGCAGAGTTGACTTACTACGCCAAACTGACCAAGTTGTCGAGCACGGTGTCTTCTAATTGGCTCTTGGCATCGTCTCCTGACGTTTATCTTTATGGCTCGCTGATGCAGGCATCGCCATACCTGAAGGACGATGGTCGGATTCCTGTTTGGGCCTCGATGTACACCAATGCTCTGGAGGCGATACAGGTGGCAGATGATCGCGCTGCGACATCTGGAGGGTCTATCATGATGCGGGCTAGGACTTTCGGATAAAGGAGTTTTGAAATGTCATCGTTTACCGACTACACCGAGAACCTGGTTCTCAATTGGCTTCTGACGACCAACAGTGCAACCAGGCCGACAGCTTGGTTTATTGGCTTGTTCACCGCTGCCCCGTCTGATACCGGCGGCGGCACTGAGGTTTCTGGCAATGGCTATTCGCGCACCGCGACTGGCACGATCACGGTTTCCGGCACCTCGCCGACCAATGCCACCAACTCGGCGGCTATCGAGTTTCCTGCTGCTTCTGGCGGCAACTGGGGCACGATTGGCTGGGCTGCGATCTTTGATGCCTCTACTGGCGGCAACATGCTGGCGTGGGCTGCCTTGAGCACTTCGCGCACCATCAACGATGGCGATGTGCTGCGTATTCCTGCTGGCGATTTGGACGTCACCTTGACGTAACGCGATGGCAGCTTACGGCGTAGGAGCATACGGCTCAGGCCAGTACTCTGACCCGAGGGTCGGGTATGGTTACGGCTCTTACGGCAGAGGCAATTATTCTCGCGGCTCTTTCGAGCCTTCCCTGACGATTGCGGCGGTTTCATCGACCGCCGCATCTGCTTTGCGCTATGCGATTGCCGCAGTACCGATGAGCGCAACCTCATCGGTTTCTGTTGGTACAACAGCCGTCAGGAATGCATCGTTTTCCGTCTCCGCATCGTCTTCGATGTCGGCATCGGCGCAGCGCGTGGCATTTGGCGCTGCAACTGTATCGGCGTCCTCTACTTGTAGCGTTTCTGCCCTGCGGTATGCGGTAGGCGCTTTCACTGCGGCAAGCACCTCGTCGATGAGTGCATCGGCGCTGCGCTACGCAATTGGCTCATTTGCTGCTGCCGATGTGAGTGCGATGTCGGTCAGTGCGATTAGGGTGCCGCTGGTCTTCATTGAGATTGACGCCTGGGCCGAGATGACGGTCAGCACCAGCGTGATCGTCAATCAGGCCGTTACGATTAACGCCGAATCGTCGGTTTCCATCAACGCAGTCCGTATCCCGGTCGCGCAGATTCTGTTTGCGGCTGACTCTGGCTTTACTGTTTCAGCTATCCTAAAATGGTCGCCGGAACCCGACACCTCAGAAACATGGACAAGCATCCCAGGCCAATCAGAGGACTGGACTGCGGTTTCTGACAACTCGACAAGCTGGGCCGCTCAGAGCGACACGCCCGAGTCTTGGACTCCCATATCTGATAATTCTGAAACGTGGCAGATTGCCGCATGAGGTGAAAAATGGCTGATACCACTACAAGCAACCTGCTTCTGACCAAGCCCGAGGTCGGCGCTTCTACCGACACTTGGGGCACCAAGCTCAACACCGATCTGGATAGCATTGATGCGGTGTTCGCCGCTGCTGGCACTGGCACCTCGGTCGGCTTGAATGTTGGATCTGGCAAGACCTTGGCGGTGGCTGGCTCGATGAGCCTGACGGGCACGATCTCGGCTAACGGAGCAACGATCAGCGCGACTGAGCTGTCGTACCTTGACGGTGCGACATCCACTGTGGCCGGTCTCGGGACGACTCAATCATTTAGTAAAGCGCAGCGCGGCACCGTGGTGGCTCTAACCGATGGCTCGACGATTACGCCTGACTTCAGCGCAGGCAATAACTTCTCCGTCACTCTTGGCGGCAATCGCACGCTGGCGAACCCGACCAACCTTACGGCAGGCCAGCACGGCGTTATCGTGATTACGCAAGACGGCACCGGGTCTCGCACTCTGGCTTATGGCAGCAACTTCAAGTTTCCGGCGGGGGTTGCGCCGACTCTGACCACCACTGCAAGCGCGGTGGATGTCCTCGCATACTATGTCGAGAGTTCAAGCCGCATTACCGCTCGCCTGCTGGGGGATACCAAGTGAGTGCCATGATCGGCAATCCTCTGCTGCTGCCCGATGAGGGCTACAACATCAGCCGCTCTGTGCGGCTGCGCTCAAGCGCGAGTGCGTACTTCAATCGGACGCCTGGTAGTGCCAGCAATCGGACAACTTGGACATGGAGTGGCTGGGTAAAGCGTGGGGCATTAACAACTTATTACAGTTTGTTTTCAGCCGGGACAACAAGCCCAACGTATGACGGATTTAGATTTGACAATTCAAACTGCTTGCAGTTTTTTCAGGCAGGTGCCGCTTCTGTAAATTTGGTTACAACTCCCGTATATCGCGACCCATGTGCTTGGTATCACATTGTTCTTTCTGTTGATACGACACAAGCAACGGCAAGCAATCGGGTAAAAATTTATGTGAATGGAGTTCAAGTAACTTCATTTTCAACTTCAAACTATCCTGCTCAGAACGCTTCTGCATCTATTAACAATAACCTTCTTCATGTTTTGGGGGCGCAGACAGACTCTGGAGCAACATCTTTTTATTATGACGGCTACCTCACCGAGATCAACTTCATTGACGGCCAGGCGCTCACGCCCAGCAGTTTCGGTGAGACTGATGTGCTGACCGGCGTGTGGAAGCCCAAGAAGTACACCGGCACCTACGGCACGAATGGCTTCTTCCTGAACTTCAGCGACAACAGCAACAACACCGCAGCCACCATTGGCAAGGACTACAGCGGCAACGGCAACAACTGGACACCGAACAACATCAGCGTGACCAGCGGCTCGACCTACGACTCGATGCTGGATGTGCCGACACAGTGGGCTGATGGCGGTAATGGGCGGGGAAACTATGCGGTGCTGAACCCGCTGAAGAAGCCTTCCACTTCGACCATCTCTGATGCGAACTTGACGGTCACATGGGCTGTCGCTGGTGGAGAGCAGCCTGCATCTTTTGCTCTATCAAGTGGCAAGTGGTATTGGGAGCAAACCCAAAGCGGCACGACCGCTGCGCCTGGGATTATCTTGGAGACGGCTACACCATCAGCCAGCTCAATCTCTCAGGGCTATCACTACTACGGCAACAATGGTCAGTTCTACACCGGGACATCTGGTGTTGCCTACGGCGCAACATTCACTACCGGCGACATCATCGGTGTTGCGCTGGACTTGGATACTAACCAGATTACGTTTTACAAAAACAATGTTTCGCAAGGTGCCAAGAGCATTGTGGCTGGCAGCTACACACCGGACTTCGCGGCTGCTGGCGCTCAGACAATCAATGCCAACTTCGGCCAGCGCCCCTTCTCCTACACCCCGCCAAGCGGCTTCAAGGCACTCAACACGCTGAACCTGCCTGCGCCAACGATCCTGAAGGGCAATCAGTATTTTGATGCGACGACGTATACGGGCAACGGCAGCACCTTGTCCGTCACCAACAGCGGTGGGATGCAGCCTAATCTGGTTTGGTACAAGTCAAGAGGTGCAGCGCGAGATCACGGGTTGTTTGACAGTGTGCGTGGGGCAACAGCTTATCTCGGCTCTAACTTGACGAATGCAGAGCAAACAGTTTCTGGTGTAACTGCGTTCAACAGCAACGGCTTTACGCTTGGAAGCGCAATCGGTGGCAATAATTCTGGCGAGGCTTTTGTCGGCTGGCAATGGAAAGAAGGCGCTACGCAGGGCTTCGACATCGTGACGTACACGGGCACGGGGGTGAACCGCACGGTGTCGCATTCGCTTGGCGTTGCGCCGAGGATGATTATTATCAAGGGCCGCGACGGCACAGCAAACAATTGGATTGTCTATCACGCATCAGTTGGAAACACGGCAGCCCTGTTCTTGAACCTGACAAATGCTCAAGACGTTGGCTCTGCGTACTGGAACAATACTACGCCGACTAGCACGCAGTTCAGTCTAAGCACTTCCTCTGGCTCAAACTCTAACGGCGTCAATTACGTCGCCTACCTCTTCTCCGAGGTCGCAGGCTTCTCGCGCTTCGGCAGCTACACCGGCAACGGCAGCACAGACGGGCCGTTTGTGTTCTGCGGGTTCAGGCCGAGGTGGATCATGGTCAAGCGCACTGATACCGCTGGCTTTGATTGGAATATCGTTGATACGGCACGCAACACCTCAAACGTAACTACAAGTCGCCTTTTTGCCGATTTGTCTAATGCAGAAGACTCATCGGATAACGTCTGTGACGTTCTTTCAAACGGATTTAAGTTGCGGTCTACAAACACAAACACGAACGCCAACGGCGGCACCTACATTTACGCCGCATTCGCCGAATTCCCATTTCGCACTGCGCTTGCCCGCTAGGAGAAACCCATGTTCATGCTTGACAACAAACCTCTCGGCCTAGATGTGCCGTTCACCACAGCAGATGGCACTCAATACCCAGCCAACTGGATACGCCTTGCAAGCCCGGAAGAGCGAGCTGCCATTGGCATTACGGAGGCTGCTGACCCTGTGCCATACGATGATAGGTTCTACTGGGGGCCAGGTCTTCCCAAAGACATCGACCAGCTTAAGGACAGCATGGTGGCTCAGGTCAAAGCGACTGCCGGTACTTTGCTGGCCGTAACGGATTGGAAGGTGGTTCGCGCTGCCGAAGGCGTGAAGGCAGTGGATGCC